CATAAACGACCAACACTCCATACATGCTTCTAACTCAGGTAAAGAACAGTATGGTAAGAATGCCATACCAGGTGCTCTACCTTGAACTGAGTCAAGCATGATCTGATACTTCAAGTTAGAAGTAAAGATGTGCTTCTGTTCTGGTCTTAAATCTTTGAAGTCACCAAAATCTTTTTGTAGTGATACTTCTTCTGGTCTCCAAAAGTATCCTAATTGTGTCTTTGTAAGACGTTCAAATATAGGATACTTGTATTCATCATATCTTTGTACACCGAGTGGTTTACCAAAAAACATAGGTTGTTTCTTGGTGTCATGGGGTTCAGTATTGAACACTGTCATCCCATTTAAAGTATTAGATTGCACAGGCTTCACAATCCTCCTCTGCTGTTTCTAGTTCTGCTAATAAACATTCTACGTTGCTCTTTGGTTGTGATAAGTTTATTGGTTCTTCAATTTCATCACTCTTCATATCATTAGTATTTTGATAGTAAGATGTCTTCCAACCATACTTATAAGTTGTGAGTAGGTCTTGTGCCATAACACTCACAGGTACATCATTATCTGGATAGTTGGCAGGATTATAACTCCAGTTACCAGAAATTGCTTGGTCAAAGAACTTCTGCATAACTGCTACAACATTTATATATCCTTTGTTGCCTTTCATCTCCCACAAGAGAGTGTAATTGTTTTTCAAAGACCCATAAGACGGAACAATTTGCTTAAGAGGTCCTTTCTTTGACTTCTTAATGGACAGATAATCTCTTGGTGGTTCGATTCCATTGGTTGCGTTTGACACAACGGAACTACTCTCTGATGGCATCTGTGCTGACAGTGTGGAGTGCCTAAGTCCGAACTCCTTAATGTCATCCCGTAAAGAATCCCAATCATAGTTGAGGTTGTTTGGTACGATGTCGTCTACATCTTTTTTGTATGTATCTATTGGTAGAATTCCATCAGCATACTTAGTCCTTGAGAAGTTACCACATGCTCCCTTCTCTTTTGCTATCTGATTAGATGCTTTGAGTAGGTAGTATTGGAACGCTTCAGTTAAATCATGTACTAACTGCCATGCTTCTTGATCATCGTATGCAACCCCTTGTCTTGCCAAATAATGTGCTAACCCTATGAAACCTATACCAAGTGATCTTCTCGTCCTTGTAGCGGATTCTGCTGCTGCCACAGGATACTTTTGATAGTCAATTAATTCTTCTAGTCCTCTGACAGATAAATCACATAGTTCTTCTAGATCATCAAGTTTGTTTAACCTACCTACATTGATAGCAGATAGTATACACAATGCTATCTCACCCATTTCATCATCTATATGATCAATAGGTTCAGTAGGTAAAGTAATCTCCTGACAGAGGTTACTCATACGTACTGGATCTTTAAATGAACTATGAGTATTACAATGGTCGATGTTCATGATATAGATACGACCTGTTTCTGCTCTCTCCTTAAGAAGATTTAAAAAGAGTTCTTGGGCAGAGACATTCGTTCTCGGAATCTCTGTTTTCCCCTCGTATCGTTCGTAGAGTTCATCGAAGGATTCTGTGCCAAAAGCATCATATAAACCAGGAACATCGTGAGGACTGAATAAACTGATATTTTCATTGTCAATGAATCTTTGATAAAATAATGCACTTAATTGTATACTGTAATCAAGTTTTCTTACCCTGTTGTCTTCTGTTCCTTTGTTGTTTTTGAGCACGAGGATGTCTTGGATTTCCTGATGCCAGATAGGAAAGTGGACAGTAGCTGATCCTCCTCGGATACCGTTTTGAGTACAGCACCGAACAGTTGCCTCGAACTTTTTAAGGAAGGGAACAACACCTGTGTGTTGAACTTCGCCACCCCTGATTTTACTGTTGATACCCCTGATTCTACCTGCATTGATACCAATGCCTGCCCTTTGAGCGACATATTTGCCAATAGCCATATCACTGCTAAAGATACTATCGAGGGTGTCATCAATATCAACCAAAACACAACTTGCAAATTGACGAATGGGGGTTCTGACTCCCGCCATGATCGGTGTTGGGATGTTGATTTTGTGTCTGCTGATTGCGTCATAATACTTTTTAATGTATGTAATACGATTTTCTTGTGAATAATTTTGAAAAATTGTAATTGCTATCATCATATACATGAACTGAGGAGTTTCATATATCTCCCCTGTACTTCTATCCTGTACAAGATACTTATCAGTTACCTGACGAAGACCTGCATAGGTGAATAGAAAATCACGTTCATGATCTAGATACTCTCCTAGACCATCAATTTCTTCTTGAGTATACTTATGTAGTACCTCACTATCATATACTTCCTGTTCAACACATTTATTGACATGTGCAAACAAGGTAGGATGATCAAACTGAACACCATACAACTGTTTCCTTAATGAAAATAGTAGTAGACGTGCAGCAACATACTGATAGTTGGGTGCATCTAAATCTATTAGATCTGATGCAGACCTAATAAGTATCTCTTGTATTTCTTTGGTACTGATACCGTCATAGAATTGAAGACCACTGTTGATTTCAACTTGACTAGATGATACACCAGCAAGTCCATCACATGCTAGTTCTACCATCTTATGAATCTTTTCTAGATTTAATGGTTCTATTGAACCGTTTCTTTTATTAACTTTAGTACCGTTTCTCATACTTTGTTCCAGTCCTTTAATTTAAGAGTTGCTTCTAGTTTGTGATAGGTATTTGATTCTAGCAGATTTTTGATGTTATGTCCACTCAGAACCATGTCATTTATGTCCTTTTGCTGAACATGTTTTGGCCAAATAATCACCTGATCTCCTCGACTAATGGTTTTGTTGATTCTGTTGACGATTTCTCTGTTACGAGGTTCGTTATCATAAACCCAAATATAATCGCTCCAACCAAACGTCCGAGGATCAAGGTCACTCCCACACATCGCCACGGAATTATCCAAGAAGAGGGAATCAAACGGTCCTTCCACGATGTAGATTGGTTTTGTTTCATCAATTTTATCTAATCCATAAATTTTAGGTTTGTCCTCATCTAACATCACAGTAATATATCGTAATGTAGATGACTCTATTGCTCTGCCTTGAAAACCAAAGACACCATCTTTATCTTTTAAAGGAATAATAATTCTTGCGTCATCGTATCTAGTGTCAGTAAAAGTTTTCTTTTGCTGATTAGTCCACTGCTTAAACTTCGGGCAGAAGTATAGTTCACTCAAAGTGTTGCTTGGTAATTGGCGGTTAGCAAGCATCCTTCGAGCAGGATGTGTAATATTTAGATCAGATATTTTCTCTAGATTTGAGAATATGTCTTTATTAAAAGACGGTTTCTCAAACTTCAAGTCAGGCAAAGGAATCTTAGTTCCTTTACCTGTACTACCCTCTCTGTATGCTTCCATTACATATTCGCCATAGAGATCAGGATCCTGATCCTTCAAAAAATTAGACAGAGTTCTACCTACCCCACAATTATGACACTTGTATATAAAGGATCCTTTGTGGCGATAAAAATAACCCCTAGCACGGTTACGATTCTTCTGAGAATCGCCACAGTAGGGGCATCTGAAGTTGAATAAATTTTCGTTCTTCTTTGAGAACTTGTCTAATCTACCTGATACTAGTGAAATGTATTTGGTATCAACATAAATCACTGACTACATGTTATAAGCTTCTCATAATCATAGCAGTATCTGTTGCATTTGTCAAGGCAGGTTTGATGATTTTTTGTCCGACTGGACTAACCATGAAACTAATAATAGCAAGACCACCAAAGATACTCCACATTTTCTTTTCCATCGTCCTAAGACGGTCATCAACCTTACGTATATCTCTTTCACATCCTTTTTTGATTTCATCTGCTTTACGGTTTACTTCTCTGTGTACACTATCGACCTTCTCAAACAATACAGCATCAATTTGATCTTGCTTATCCAGTTTTTCATTATGCACAGCAAGAAGTTGTCCCATCTTTACAGAGTTTTCTTGTAATGATTGAACAACCTTTTCTAATCTTTCTATTATTGCTGCATTAACACCAGGTTCCATCTCACGTATCTTTTATAAATTTCTGTAGTGTATCAACACCATGGTCTTCAATAAGAACATATAAGAATTGCTTTTGATTATCTTCACTCAGTTGCATCCATGTGAATAACATTGCTTCTTGATCTTCTTGCTTTAATTCTGCAAATCTTTTATTGACTTCAGTAAATGCTGACTGCCAATCAAAACCTTCGTTCTTGTCACTCTTGTTGATATCTTTAGAGATCTTCTTCTGACGATCACCTGCTTTTCTTTGGTAGTCCTTTGCTTTTGCTTTAGATAACTGTTGAATCTCTTGCTTACGATTAGCAGCACGCTTCTCACGCTCTTGCTTCTTATTCATCTTACGTTTCTGTTGGATGAAACGCATAGTAGCACTCACCTCATTGCTTCCACCACCTGATCCAGTTTTTTCATCGGATGAGTATTCTTTGATAGTAGTTTGGTTTTCCATAGTTTGTTCTTTGATCCTAGAGTTTCTTATCCTCTGAAATATATCTATACCCATTTTATTCTTCCTCTTCTTTCTACGAACAGGAGGTTCATCTGGGGGTAAGCCAGCGTTTGCACCGTTACTTGCATTGTTAGTAGGTACTTCTTCAATCACAACGTGACCGTTCTTTTTGAGAGTGAGAACCTTCATAACTTTTTCAGTTCGGTTAAACAGTATTGATCTACCATGACGGTATCATTATATATCTCTGGATACCTGCTCATGTATAACATGAATGCCTTTAGTATAGACCAGTACTCCTCGGATATTTTGTAGAATAACAATGGTGTAGCAGCTTCACCAAAAACATTGTATATGATGATTAAGTGATTCAATATCAAGTGGAGTTTTAGTACCCCACTGTTTAGATATGTCTTCAGCAATCTCTTGAGATATTTAAACCTTTTGAGATCATCATAGAAATCCTCTTTTGTTACCGCTTGAGGATTATTGTAATGTTTTATAGCAAAGAATAGATAATTGTCTTCATTCAATTCATCAAAATTCATTTATTAAGCGATGCTTAGTGTTGTGTCAGATCCAGAACCACCTGCACCTCTTACATCACCAGCAGCGATAGTAAGGTCAGCGTCAACGGTTTGTCCAGAATCTTTAATAGTAGCAGAACCTGCTGTACCTATTGTCTGTGCTGCAATACTTAGAGTTTCTGTTGCTGATGGAACAGTGAAATCAAACTCTAAACGGTTTAATCCTGTACCACGTGCATAAGTTGCAGTAACTGCACCTGTTGTAGATCCTGTAACAACTACAGTAGGACTGTTTGCTACAGTAACAAGTTCGTTAAATACCACAACAACAGTACCAGTTGCACCTTGTGCAAGAGATTCTTGCTCAAAGAATACACCAGTAATGGTTGCAGCACCAAGACCTTCAGTAGTTGATCCAGCACCTGCTAGACCACCAATAGAAACTAGGACTTCATCCCAGTAACGTGCAGTGTTTTTGTCGCTACCTTTGTAGTGACGTAGAACCCATCCTTCCTCAGTTGCAAAGCAATCCTCAGCAAGACCGTTCTTATTTACGTTGTCGAGGTATTTGGGTTTCGACTCGTCTGATGTAGTTTTTCCCCAGAGAGGCATTGTTTTACTCCGTAATTATAAGATAATTTTAATCTAAGTATATTTATAAAAATAGGAGGGTTGCCCCTCCTGTTGCTAGTGACTAGCGTGTTTTTAGTGCACCCTTCACTGTTTCTAGAAGCTTATCGTCTGCGGTAGTTTTGGTCAGTTTAACTGCCTTCTCCAGAACTATGATGCAAAGGTCGATGAGTTTCTCACCTAGCTCTCCGTCATCTGGAATTTTATTTACTGCATCTGCAACAATCTTCTTAGCGAATGGTAGTAGAAATGATAACATGATCTAAAAATATAATTCAGTTTTATTTATAACCCATTTTCTTCTTTTTCTTTCCGTACCCTTCATACATCTTTTCCACTCTCTCTTTGTAACGTGCTCTAAGTTCTTCTAAGTGTGCTCTTAGTTGCTCGTTAACTCCGTCAGCGTACTTCATTGTCTTCTCACCTTTCTTTTTCTTCTGATACACGTTACCTGTATCACACTTCTCCTGTTCCATGATCTCATCTTCCTTAACACAGTTAGGAACTGACTTACCACCTTTCATCTTAGTACCTTTTGCTTTGTATCCTTTCCAACAAGAAGGTTTGTCTGGATCTCTACCAATGTTCTTACGTGCTTGCTTGAGTGAACCTTCCTCAACAGATACTGGTGTAGTATCTTCATGCTCAATTACCTTACCATCTTTATCCTTTTCATGATGCTCTTTCTTCATACCTTTCTTCTTTGCCATCGCTTTCTTGATAGCTTTATCTCTAGATCCAAAGTACTCGTCTTTACCTGACTCTACTTTACCATCTCCATCATGATCTTTCGATGCCATTTTTTCACTAACAAGTTCTTCTTTGACTGCCTTGTTAGCACCCTTTAACTTTTTGTTTTTATCAAAGACCTGATCCATAGGGTCAGTATTGTCCATGATTTGTGGACTTACTTCCACAAACTTACTTGTCTTTTCGGTAAGTTCAGTTCTCCAATTTGAATACATTGTTTCTTCGATACTCCTATGCTTATTATTTAGCATTTCTTCAATGCCTTTGTCTTTGTCAGTTTTTGGTATGTAATTACCCTCTTTCCACATGTCATACTCAGAACCACGTGCCATAATCTTGGTAAACTCTCTGAATCTATCAGTGCCAACAAGACGATGCTTGGCAGATTTACCTTGTCCTTTACCTAGTCCATTATATTTATCAGCAGCGGCTTCAGTAATATCTTGTGCCCATGCTCTAAACATATTACCGTCATCAGTGACAGCAATAACATAATTAGGACCACGACGATGAACCTTACCTACCTTATCTCCATACTGGACATAGGTACCTTCTTCAAATAAATTAGCATGTCTGTAATGAGTACGTTTTGCATCACTACTAAAATTAGAGAATTTCACTGTCGTCTACTGGAAGTTCTATATTATTTGGTCTTCCTTTTATATATGCAGATGAGAATATTCCACCTCT